CGAAATAGGTCGCGGTGCTGGCGCGGGTGAACGTCACACGCGGATCGAGCGACCCTGGCGTCATGAAGTTGAGATCCAGCGTCGCGCCCGCCGGCACGCCACCGCCGCTGTAGCAGCGCTGGTGGTCGAAGCAGGCCGGCACGGTGGCGCCCTGCGTCAGCGGCTGCGCCGCGGCAGCGCCGACCCACCAGGGGAGGCCTGCGAGGAGGGCGCGTCGCCTCACAGGTTCACCGCCTTGATCACGTAGTAGCCCAACGCGCCGGGCTGACAGTTGGTGTGCGCGTAACCCGAGCCCTGCCACTCGGTATAGAAATTGTGTACGTGCAAACCCGCCCCGTCGGTCTGATCGCTTTCGGCGTGATAGCCATTGATGTTGCCGCCGCCGATGCCGCCGCCGCCCGACTGCAAGGCGACAAAGTTATGAACGTGCTGGCCCTGACCGTCGGTCGTGCCGGAGTGCTGGTGCGGCGGCATCTGCGCGACCGTCAGAGCAACGATGGAGACGCCGCCGGTGCCGCCGATCCGATCCGCCCCGTATTGGCCCTGCAGCCGACCAGTGCCCTCGTCCATGCCGACGCAGACCAGGCCGCGCAGATCGGGCACCGCGAAATTGTTGACGCCGTCGCCGCCCCAGGTGTTGCTCAGCACCGCGAACAGCAGCGGATAGGTCGACAGCGCATACAAAGCGCCGTCGCAGATCACAAAGCCCGGCGGCCAGCTGGTATTGGTCGGCCACCATTTGATCGAGCCGACCGCTTCCTGCACCGCCGGCTTGTTTTCCAGCGCCGTGCAACGCGCCTCGAGCGCGGCGAGGCGCGCGTCCTGCGCGGACGCATTGGCGTCGAGCAGATCGTTGTCGGCGTTGTCCTTGTCACCCCACGTGTCATTGCTGCCGCCGACGGCAGGTTTCGTGAGGCCCAGATAAGGGGTTGTCGTGTCACTCATGCGGGCGGCTGCTGCGGCGAAGGCGCCGGATCGGGTTGGTTGCCCTCGGCCAGCCACGCGAGGTATTGCTGATAGTCGCGGTTGGCGCCGTCGAACGGGATGAACGCGCCATCGGCCATGCGCCGCACGACCTGCGTCTTCAGGTGAGGCGGCGTTGCGACGAGCTGGTATGCTGCTGCCATGGCGCCCTCACAGCTCCGCCGACGCGGTGAAGTTGAAACTGAATATAAATGGCCCCGCAGCCACGCCGGCCGCAGAGGCGAATATCCCATCGGGACAGCCTTGATATTGTGGACCCGATACATTGTTCAGCTGCACATTGCTCGGCGTGATCGTCGGCGCCGCGCGCATCATCGAGGGGAACGGTTGCGAGATGAACACCCCAGATCCAGCTGAGATATAGCCCCCCGCAACGGCCCCCAGGGCAGTCGCGGCCGTGCTGGCGAAAAAGAACCGCAGGCACCGCGCCCAATCCTGCTGCGGGTCGGGTTTCTCCAGCGGCGTTGCCGGGCTGCCGAGTTCACACTGCACGCCCCAAAGCTGGAACGTGCCGCTCTGCACACCGATGCTGCCGGAACCGGCATTGTTGGCGGTGCCCGCGCTGAACCAAAATTGCAGCGCCGTGGTATGATCGTTGTTGGTACCCAAAACTTTGCCGGCGATCGATGCGAGCGTCTCAGTGACCGAGTATCGTGTCCATGTCGTGCTGATGGTGACCGCGACTCCCGCCGTTTGGACGGTCGCGGATGGCGAGCCGCCGGTGCCGAACCATTGCGCGAGATTCACGCCGATCTTCGGGTTTCCTGCTGTTGCTCTGGCCCAGAAGCTGACCGTGACCGTGGCGCCGGACAACCGGCGCACGTTCTCGATGCCGTGCTGCACCATGGTGTAAGACCCCGTCGGCGCGCCGCCGACCACCACACTCTGCAACGCGAACGCCGCTGCCTGGTCACCGATGGCGGTGCGGTCGGCATCCGCCAGCGCTATCTGCGAGACGCTTTGGCTGCCATTAAGAAAGGCCTGATAAAAGCGGTCGAGCCCGCAAACCCCGTTCCCGGTGAATGGCCCGGCGCCACGCTGCGCGATGTTAAACAGCGGATTGTGGATGTAGTTGCGCCCGACATTGTGCAGCGCCGGGGACTTGTCGACGATGTCCCAGTTGGCGTTGGTAATGCCGCCCCACACGTCCAGATCGGCGCCGACGGTGGGCTTGGTCAATCCGAGAATCGGCGTGACGAGATCGCTCATGGAAACATCGCTCCCGCGCTGTTCGGCATCGCCACCCAGCTCGCCGGCTGACCCACGAAGAACCAGGGCATGCACGCTGGCACCGCGACCTTTGCCCAGAGCGTTTCGCCGGACAGCCGCACGCTGTCCGGCTGCTCGATGACATGGAACCCGACGCGGAGGGTCGTGCCGGCGACGCCGATTCGCGTGTAGGTCTGGATCGGCTGCAGGCGTTGCGGATCGATCGGCACCAGATCGGCGCTGAGCATGATCCGTGACGGCCCCAGCGGGGTGAAGGCGGCATAGTTCACGCCCGGCGCGCGGCTGTACTTGCCCATGCCGTAGAGGCCTTTGCCGTAGGCGCTGCCGGGCTGCGCGACCGGCACCAGGGCGCCGCTGAGCCGGATCTTTGCCGGCCCCGAGACGGTCAGGCCGGCCTGCAGGACCGGCACCAGCCCGCCGCTGAGCGTGACCCGCGACGGCTGCAGCAGGGTAAACGCGGCATTGGTGATGCCGGTGCTGCTGTAGAGTCCCTTGCCGTATGGCCCCTTGCCGTATGCGCTACCAGACATTGAGCCGCGGCCTCAGCGCCTCGGCGGCGATCGGCGACACCACGCCCTGCGCCACCATCGCGCTCGACGCCGGCGCCGCCGAAAAGCCGACGTTCAAATTGCCGGCGGGAATGCGGAAGATGTCGCCGACGCCGATCACCTTGGGCTGCAGGGTGACGCCGTCGGCCGGGTCGACCAGCATGGCGGAGCCGAGAAAATTGCCGGCGGTCGCCGCGTCGAACAGGCCGCCGGCAACGATGGTGCCCCAGTTGGCGGTTGCCGCCACCCACTGGATCGCCGCCGGATTGTAGATGGTCGGCGGATTGCCGGCCGGCGCGGTGAACGCCGCGGACATACGCACATAGGCGCCGCCCGACACCTCTGTGCCGCCGCCGGTGGAGCTCGGCGCCGCGGTGTAGAGCGCGATGTAGATACCCGTGGGCGGCGGATAGTTGGTGCCGGCGAACACATGGTTGAGCAGCGCGGTTTCCAACGCCAGGGAAAATGTGCCGCTCATGCTGCGGGCCTGAAGCGCTGCACCAGACGCCCGCCCTGACTGCGCGCGCGCTCGTGCTCGATGTTCGCCGCGGTGACCGCGGTCTGGAATTTGTCGGACCACAATTTGACGCGGCCATCGTCGCGGATGAACGGCGCCGATTCGAGCAGTGCGCCGAAAATGTAGACCGCGGGATAGGTCAGCAGCACGCTGTTGGTGTCGTCGTCGGCCATGCCGAGATTGAGCCGCTGGTAATAGGCCATCTCGCACAGCGGAAACACCGGCGGCTGGGTTGCATTCGGATCAGGGATCGGGAACGGCGAGAACTCGATCTCGCCGCCGACGATGTTGTAATTGCGCGGCAGCCCGCAATTCCACGGATAGGCCGGCGGCGTGAGCTGCGGGGTATAATCGGGCGGCAGCTGCGTGCCGCCCTGCCAGCCATTGCCGGGCGACGCATTGACCTGTTCGTAGAGCGCCATCGCCAGGTCGGCCCGCGCCATGTAGTTGAGCGGCGGCCCACCAACGATGCGTGCATCGAGCATTTCCAGATAGTCGCAGGGCAGCGTCATGTATTGCCCTTCGACCGACTGGGTGGCGCGCACCACCATGCAGCGCGCCCGCAGCGAATCGTTGAGCCCCTGCTCGGCCAGCGCGATGAAACCGGCCACCGCGTCGAAGGTGTCGGACGCCGGCGTGCGAAACACGGTGCGGTGCAGCCACGCCATGATGGCTTGGTTGAGTTGCGCTCGGTTCATGCCAGCCGCCTTCCGTTGTCGGTTCTGAGATAGCGGAGATCGGGGTCTGACAGCGCGCGCAGGAACGCGCGCTCGTCGATCACGCGCCCCCGTCGGTCGACAATGCCCCAGCGTTTGAACCAGTCCATGAGCACGACGGGAATCGAGGCGATCTTGCGGGCGCCAATCGGATTGGCTTGCATCTCGGGCCGGAAGGCATTCGCCTCGCTCCGGTTCTGCGCGAGGATCGCGCGGCAATCCTGCTCTCGCCGGATCACCGCGCGCGGCCCCCAGTCGGCGTCAGACAGCAATGTCGATCTGACGCCGAGGTGGGTCATTTCGTCGAGCCAGATGACCGACACTAGCTGAGATCCATGACCATGCCGTGCGCCTTTGGTGCGGTGACGCGCAGCGTGCCCTCGAAGATCATTGCACCATCGGCTGCATCCCCCACCTTCGCATATTCCTCCAAAATCATGTCGCGACCTGGCAGCGGCGCCAGCTCGATGTAGTCGGGGTCGACCAGCTCGATGACACCGCCTGGCATGAAGATGTCGGGCGCCAATTGGATGCGGCCAAAATCGGAGAGATACACGTCGACCGCGCCGACCAGGGTGACCGGCGCCGGGCTGGTCGCCTGCACGATGTTCTGCGAGGCGATGACGTTGCCCGAGCCGCCTTGCGAGAGTGACGAGAATTCGCGCTTGAGCGCCGGCGAGAGCAGGCCGAGGTTCGGATGGCCGCCGGCAGTGTAGGCCTGCTGCATCGCATCGCCGACCAGCGACAGGGTCAGCGGTCGCGCGGTGCCGGACACCGGCGCCGCGGTGCCGTCGTCAACCGCGACGAGGTTGCCGCCGGTGCCGGCCGAGCCGTTGGTGATCCAGCACTGAAAGCCCGACATGCGCCGCACGCCAGGCGCTGCCGGCGACTGCTTCACCGTGTTGCGGGTGATGCAATATTCGAGGTCGCGCTTGAGCTCCTTGGCCTTGAGCAGGGTCTGCCGGTCGAATTCGTCGCCGCCCACCGTGTTCGACACGCGGAAGGTGTTCGACACGGTGACGCTTCGCACCATGATTTGGCAGATGTTGTTTTTCCGCGCCGTGCCGGTGAGCGGCATCGCCGCGTAGCGGAACCCTTCCGGCTGCGCGTTGTCCGCCGCGGCTTGCAGGTTTTGCACCAACCATTCCGTCATTGGCTGGTCGGCCTCTTTGTTGCCGGCCGCGGACACCAGCGGAGTCTCATACGGGTCGATATCGTAAATAATATCCGCAAGATCCTCGCGGACATTCGCAGCGCCGGTTGCCGGCGTGTAGGTGGTGTTGGTGATGGGCGCAGCCATCGGAGGCACGGCCATGTGCATGTTCCCTGATTGGCTCCGCGCATGTGCGCGCGGACGCCGGTTGACGTTTGGGGTTCATG